TTGTAAAAAGTCTTTCATGTTATGATTCTCCATATGTTATGATTATACTTAGGTTTTTTGACAATGTCAAGGATTTTTCCTTACCTTTTTGTTATACTTTATCGCGGATTCGACCAAAGTATGCGATTGATTCATTCGATCTGCGTAGTGCATGTAAGCACTGGTGTCTTTGGGGAAACATGCACCACCGAATCCACGAGACCCATCTGGACCTGGAACCATGGTATGGCTCTTGCCCATTCTTTCATCGTGTATTAGTACTTGACGTACCAGTTCAAAATCTGCACCATTTTGTTGGCACACATCGTACAGCTGATTAAAAAATGCAACCTTTACACTTAAAAAGCAATTGGTAGCATATTTGATCATACTGGCTTCCACAATACTTGTGTTGAAAATAAGTCGACAATTGGGCAATGCTTCTTGAAACATTGTTTGCCATACTCCACCAGGATCGTCACCGCCCATGACCATATACTTCTGTTCAAGGAAATCTTTATTGGCTGTGGCTGCCCGTAAAAATTCTGGACTGTAACAAATACTATGATTGGGATATTTTTTTAATATCTTTTCCAAGTAGTCTGGTGGAACTGTTGATTTAATCAGTACTGGTATGTGCAACGGAGTGTCATCGAGTACACTGACGATTTGACTTATGTCACAGTCTCCTAATTGATCACTAGGAGTACCAACACATGCAATTACACCTTCTGCATAGGGAAAGTCTTTGATACGTTGTTCTCCAATTTTAGGATCTACAATGTGAACTAAATTCTTTCCCTCAATAGCATTGGCCACTGCTTTGCCTACAAATCCATATCCTGCAATTATTATATTCATATTAAAACTCAAATAAACTGTTAAATGTATTTTTTTCTTCGGTACTAGCTACATCCCATTTTAATACACCGATTAGGTTATCTAACTTCTTATCGATAATTGTAGCTTCCATCTCTGCATGATCAAAAGGAAGATCTTTAAACCATTGTGGCAAACGCAATTCGTCTACCGGATATGCAACACTGGTAAAGCCTAGGGGATTCTGTTTGAGTTTGCACACAATGACCTTAGCACCGTCTGTAATACTCATTGAGTACTTGTCGTTGAACATGCGTTTGAGTGTGTTCCAGTTGATACTAGCACGAACATGTCCAGGCATATTGGCTTTACCAGCTTTCTTTTCCTTGGCTTCGTAGTCTGTGATGTTGTTGGCACGTTTAGGACTGCCTTTTTCCCAACCTGGTCGGCCTTTGAACCTAGTACGGAACTCGCTGATATGATCCAACACTTCTTGTTCAGGCTTGCCCATTAGAACCATTTCAAGAACATCACTCAAGAAGTTCTGAATAAATTCTGGAGTATCGCTACGCTTGAGATCCAAGCCCATGGCCTTGATCTTGCCAGCTTTGCCATCCACATCTGCTCGCTTGCCTTCTTTATCATAGTACAAGACAGCATAACGCTTCTTGGTAATAAACAAGCTCTTAGATCCGACAATTTCACGGCCAGCTTTGATAACTTCGCCACGGCTCTTTGGACAATGAAAGTAGTCCAACATAAACTGTGGGAATGTAGTATTAACTTCTTCACCAATTTGGTCATACAAGGCAACAACACTTTCTTTAGTCCATGGGATACGTCCGGCATCGATGTCTTTTTGCAGTGTCTTGTAAGCACTAAAATAACAACTGTCAGTATCTCCATAGATAACAGCTTTGCCCACATGGTCATACTCACCGGTGATAATTTCATTTACCTTACTAGCCATGTGTTTGGCAATTTGTCTACCCACCAGTGTAGTACTTTGTCCAATACGTTTGTCAAAGAATCTACAACCGCTGTTAAGAATAGCACCATACAAACTGTTAAGATTAATCTTCTTAACCAACTGACGTTTGTCCCAGTATTCTTCTTCAACTTTGTTACCTGCTTTGATAGCATCCTTTAGTTTGGCCTGCATTTCTTTACGTTCAGCATACCAACGTTTCAACAAGCCTGGAATGATACCTTCTTTCTCATAGGTAAAGATAGTACCGTTACTGCTCAACATCCAAGGTTGATTGCTTTCGTAGATCAATCTATACACTTCTGCCGCACTAAGTACATCAGTGTCACCATTCTCCCAGTCAATGGTAATGTCTGTACCAATCTCTTGTGCCATCACTGCTTCGTATTCGTCTGCACCAAACTTGCCTTCCCAAGCAGCCGCAAAACTTTTGCCCTTGGCCATCTGTGCTTCAATAAACTCTTCAGTCTTTGTTTGGCGTAATTGTCCAATAATAGTTTCTGGACCCATGTTAAGCGCACGAATGGCACTGGGATACAAACTGTTAATATCCAACGAGCCAACCCAGTCTTGAATACCTTCTTTAGGATGTGCCACATACGCACCAGCGGCCGCTGTGTTCTCATCTCTATCATCTTTCTTAGTGCGATTAGGCACTTGAAAGCCTCTACGATGTGCTTCGTTAATAATGGCCTGTTCAGTAACAGCTACCGCGCCCATTGTGGTCTGTAGCAATACTGTATTTTCATGTGCCAGTGTGTTGGCAAGATCCATGAACTTTAATTTTCTATCTAATTTTTCAAGAAGCATACAGTCATTGATGTTATATTCAACGAATGTTTTAAAATCATTGTTGTACAACTGATCCAGTGTGCCTTCATATTGTGTTTTGCGCTCACCCAGTTCATATTCTGCAATAGCATCTAGTCTATATGTATGGCGTTCTTCATATGTATACTTGCGATACAGTTCAAGATAGTCTAAGTGTACTCGACCAACATAATCATATGTAGTACTAGTACGTCCAAACTTTTCATATTCACGTTTCTTTGGTAGTTGATCAAACAAACAAAAACGTCTTGTATCTTCTTTGCTTAGGGCTTTGATAACACGGTTAGTTGTATATGGAATATCAAAGCCTTCTGAGTTCCATCCGCTAACTACATCTGCATCTTGTATAAGATCCAAGAACATGCTCAACAAATCTGCTTCGTTGTCAAACAGGTATGTATTAGGAAAATCTTTGACCATTTCTTTAGCTTGTTCCATACTGACTTTTTTAGGCGGAATAGCCAAACATACCATGGTCTCTAACCATTGTAGGTACACAGCAATTGCAGTGATTGGCATGAACGCATCATCTGGACTAGCATAGCCACGTTCTGGATCAAAGTCTACCTCAATATCGAAAAATGCTACATTTAGTTTAGGAGCATCTTGATTTAAATAGTGTTCACTTAGTGTTACAAAGATTGGATTAATATCGGACTCAAATACTTCCTTACCACTGTTGATGGCTTGTTCTTTGCGTAGTTCTTTTGTGTTCTTACAGACAATACGTGTTAACGCATCTCCGTAAATTGATTGAAATTTGCCGCGTGGGTCTTTGACGTAAAACGTGTGTTTGACAGGTATGTCACGGAACTCACGTTCACCTTTCTTGTTGCGTTCGACCACTTTAATGATGTCATTCTCGCGGTCAAACCATGCATCTACATAGCTCATACTTACTCTCCATTAAGACTTTAGGCTCTCAAATACCTTCATGCGGTTTATTGGCCCGCCGACCTTTCTCTTTATTATTTATTAGATACGTTTAGTGATATCTAAAATAGCTTCAATTTCTTCCCAATCTTCGTTATGTGTAGACCAGTTGCCTTTGTGTGCAATTTTAATGGCCTTGTTGATAACACTTGGTTTGATTTGTAATTCTTCTGCAACTGCCTTGACTGTTTCTTTTAAGCCTTCGGTTAGATCTTCAACTTCACGAAGTACAGTACTGCCTTCGCTGATCAATCTTTCTAATTTTGCCTTTTCTTCTGCGCCGTATGAACGTCCTGACATAAAATATCTCCTATATTGCCTATTATATACTACTTATTTTTAAATTACAACCTTTAGAGGCGGAAATGGCAGAAATAAATCTGCCACTTTTATACTATTATTGAGAACCAAACTTATCAAGAACTTCCCGAGCATGAGTTAGTGCTTGGGATATTTCTGGATTGTCCCCAACATCACTCAATTGTGACATAAGCTGTTGAACTTGTTTGATCATTTCAGCTTGTTCAGGAGTTGGCGTCAAAGTTGTTGGCGTAACTGGTGTTGGCTCATCAGGCTTTTTATCATCAGGCTTTTTATCATCAGGTTTCTTCCCTGGCGATTGTTGTTTTACCTTGTATGCAGTGACAGTAAATCCTGGAGGAGGTTTGTAACCCAATTGAACCAATGCTTGATATGTATGGCTACCAATCACGCCGTCTACTTCTAAGGTACCGCCTGTACGTGGATCTTTATTAACTTTTTGGAACGCTTTAATTTCCTCAGGAGTGGTAGGCCATTTTTTATCAAGACCTCCTTGCCCTATTGGGGTTGTAGTGGGTGCAGTTTGATCGGGCATGTTGGCAAGACCCAGTGCCACTAATGCCGCCGCAACTGTTTTTCTTGGATTGGCTTTTAACCAATCGATTACGCTTTGTCTAGATGAGTTTGGAATCTCTCTAATTAGATCTTTTCCATCTATAGTCATTAGATCATCGTATGTTAACTGAAGAACTTTCTTTCCACCAGTGTGAGCTAGTTCGCTCTTTCCACCGGCTTTGAATAAATCTACCGCCCAATTTTCTTCAATCTCAGAAATAGCCTCTATCAATCTCAACTGAGCAGTCATTGATGCTATAGTACCAGTTTCCATTATGTGAGCGTCTTTTAATAACCCTACAAATGTATTGGCAATAACAGAAAATGTAACATCTCTTTTGGCCATAGCAACCAACTGTTTTAATATTTCAACGCCTTGTTTACCTTTTAAACGAACCACTTGTATTGGATTAACAACTTCCCATACTTTCTTAATAATCTTGCATATTCTTTCAATACGGCTAACATTGGCCGAAACAGTAAGTGCTTCTCCGGCTGGACCGCCTAATGCACCAATAGCCACGCCAGCGGCAATGAATCCCAAATCAACTGCTATGTCAAGAGGAGTATATGGAATGCCTGGAATGATTTCATGATCCCACCAATCTTCATCTTCTCCGGCAGGCGTTTTTAACGCATTGTGGGCAACAATACCACCACCCACTAATGCACCAGCTGCCGCTTTGCCCAATACACCTCCTTCGGAAACATACCCAAAACTTTCAATTAATTTTTTAGCAATTGCAATATCTTCTTTAACTGATGCCAATGCGGCTTTGCGAGTAGCATCGTCGATGTTTGGATTCTGACCGTTGTTACTGTCAGTTGCTGGAATAGTTTTTTCTAAACGTGCTACTATATCAGTTAATTTCTTTAGATTTTCGCCATTAACTCTTGCACTGGTTTGATTTGCAATTACTCTATCACTGGTTGTTACATTGTCTTGACGTGCTTTATTGTTTTCTTCGCTACTGCCAAAGAATCTACCAGTACCGAACAATCCGCCTAATGCTGATTGATTTGCGTTTTTAGGCATAAGGCCTAGACCAGCAAGTTGTTTATTGATTTCTTCAGATCCCGTAGCACTGATTCGAGGCTTGTCTTGACTACCTGGACCTTGCCATTCGCCCGATGTGTCCGGAGTTGAACTTACAAAATATCCGCTTACTGGGTCGTATAAACCTGGCAAACCGCCTTTTGCAGACAAGTCCATCAATGCTCTAGCGCGATCCTGTTCGTTATTTTTTCCAGCAATAGCGGCTTGAACATCTTGCATTGTAATAGATTCTTTAACTGCAATATTGTCAATTTTATCAAGTAGCTCTCTGATGTTCATTTTAAAATCCTTTTTTAGTTACAGTACATTTAGGAACTACCTTACCGTCCTTGGTTTGTACTCCTGTTTGAGTTTGGCCTGCACGACATGTGCTTGTTTTTATTTTTGGTTTAATTGCTTTTGGTTTGGCCGGTTTAATTGTTGGCATTACTGCTTCGCCGATATTTTTGTCTATATTATGGCTTCTACGACCACCTTGTTTGCGTATCTTGGCCAGTTCTTCTATGCCATGACGTATTTCTTCCATGTTCATGGCCAGTTCGGAAAAATGTCGTGTAATAGATTCCCACACAATCAATTCATTGCTGTCCGCACGGCTGGCCAGATCTTTTATCTGACTTCTAGCCCTCATGATACGGTATTCTATGGATCCTGGATTGCTCTTGTGATTGATTTGACTCTTAATGGGATTATTTTTGTCTAATATTACAGACATTTCATCCACAGTGTAATCTCCCATGCCTGGTCCTACTCCACCGGTAAAGCCCATGCTGTGTCCAGGAATTTCACCTTCCGCCACACCTTCCTTAGGTACACAGTTAGGAACCATCTTACGGCCCTTTTTCTTCATACCTACTTGCTTGTACTTGTCCCAGCAAGCCTCATCTAAATTTTCTTTCATCAACACACGTTCGGCAATAACTGATGCATACTGATTGATTAGTTGACGTTTGTGTGCTTGTTCTTCCGCGGCTGTTTCGTTAACTTCCTGTTCTACCTTGTGAAAGTATTTGCCAAATGTACTAGTACGTCCTACAGTTTTTGTAGTAGTTTGAGGTTGTTGATAGTGTTGCATTGCCATTTGTACTGGCAATGATACTTTGTGTGGATTACTTGCTTCGTTAAGAATTTTAACATCGTTTTGTTTAACAATGGATAAAAACTTAGTCATGTCATTAGCACCTGCTACAGACTTAGTAGCAACACCATCCATCGCCTGTAGTATGCGCTTCATGTCCATGGGTATTATCCCAATAGACGCTTTGTCAATGCACGGATTTGATCAACTTCGCGTGATTCGGCAACCATTGGCTTTTCGGCACGATTCAAACGTCCTGTTAATTCACGGATACGATCAACACTTTCTTTGATCGGATCTTTTTCTGAACCAGCTGGTTTAGGCATCATTGCACCTAATTTTTTAGCTTCTTCTGCATCCTTGGCGCCTGATGGATTTGGAACAACTGTCAAATTCTCATCAGTCATTTTTTCTTTCTTTTTCTTTTCAGCTAGATATGCAGTAGTTTCTTTGATGTTCTTCCACATAGCGGCAGCGGCAATCTTCTCACCTTTCTCCCCACCACCAGCTTTCTTAGCAAGAGCTTTAAAGCCTTTACCTGGCTTACCAATGTCTTTACCTGCCTTGGCATCTTTAACAGTAGCAGATTTTTTAGCCTTGCTTAGACCTGCACTTGGCTTACTTTCCATTACAGAACATTTACACTTGCTTTCGAACATACCGCATTCGTTACATTTTTTTTCTTTCTTACAAACGCATGGATCTTTCTTGCATACTGAGCAAGTGCCTTCTTTTAATTTACCCGCCTTCTTAGCGGCACGGATTTTACTACCCAAGTATTCATCTTTGCCTGACTCGATTTTGCCATCTTGATCGTAATCTTTCTTGGCCATTTTACTGTTGGCTTCGTCCATTTTGTCTCTGTTGTCAAACTTGGATCCATCTTTCATACCCCATGTCTTGGCACTCTTAGGTGATTGCTTTAATGCTGGAGCACGATCTTTCTTTTCTGCGGCAGACTGTGCCTTGGCATGACTCTTAACACCTTTACCTGATTTTTCTTCAGCTTCGCCATCATCGTGATAGCTAGTGTTAGTATGTTTAACGCCAGTG